CGCTCCGGCAGCGTATACTATGCCTATGACGCTAAGCATCTATGGCAAAAACCAAAACGAGAGCTTACAGATACTCGAGCAGATCCTCCCATACTTCAAGCCTTCTATACATCGCATCTATCGGCCAATAGACGGCGAAACGTTCACTGACCAAATAACATTTACGCTTAACTCTACCACTATTGATGACAGTTATGATAACGATTTCACCAATAATCGTAAAATCATATACACTCTTAACTTTGAGGCTCGTTTTAACATCTTTGGCAATATCGATGATAAGAGTAAGGTCATTAAGACATCGATTGTTAACTTTATAGACTCACCATCGAACGATGACCTGCTTACTATTACTTCAGCAGTCAACCCATCAACGGTTGATGATGAAAACGAAGAGCATACTATCGATATCACATACAACTATGGGTTTGAGTGATGACAGAGCAAGAACTGTTAGAAGAAGGCCTCGGTGAGCTGCTTAGTAAGGCGGTTGGCACTAAGAACGTTGAGCTCATTAAGCAGATTGGTGCGTTTATGAAGCAGACTGCTACGCTCGATAAAGATAAGCGTAACGCATCGCTGAAAGATATATCAACATCGTTCACTGAAATCGTAAATCGTGAGAGGGCTGTCATTGCTGACGGCCTTGAGAACTTCAGCGACCCTAAGAAAGCAGCTGCTGCAGCAAAGGCGATGAATAGACTTGCATCTGACCTTATCCGTTTGCTTGGCATGGGCGCATTTGTTGCTGTTCCTATTCCAGGCACTGGGCCAATGCTGGTAGTTGTCCTGCATAGAATATTTGAAAAGCTGTCCGGTGGCCGGATTGGGCTTATTCCTGATTCCACTTATGAGATGTTTCAAAAGTGGCATATGATGAATCAAGCGAAACCAAAGCCAACATCTTTCAAGGAGTTCTACTATGGATGATCACGAAGAGTATGATGGAGAGGTAGTGCGTGACGAAACGGATCTTGAGAAGGATTACACTTTCTCGAGGAACGCTTATCATGACCTGATTCAAGTTGCACTTGATGGTATCCAAGACCTACAAACGCTCGCAAAGGACAGTGAACACCCAAGAGCATTTGAAGTATTGTTCCAGGGCATTAAACATACTGCTGAGATCAATGATAAGTTGGTTGATCTACAGCGTAAGATGCAAGTCCTTGAAGACAATAAGCCTATAGGCCAACGTAGTAGTGGCGGGTTATCGCACCAAGGTGATGAACCAAGTGCAATCGCATTTGAAGGCACCACTAAAGACCTACTCAAAGCGCTGGATGCTGCAAAGGAAGACATCCAAGACGCAGAAATCGAAGATCCTGAAGACACATAAATAGTATTGCTGGTGTTGATTATCCGGGCTTTATTGCGACGCCAGAGCCGGTGGATGTTCCCACCATCGTGATCGGCAATAGGATCAAGAATGAATCAACATGTGAACAAAAGCGAAGGTTATTTGGGCAACGCGAATATTAAGCGCGATGGTGTTTCACATAACTTTACTCGAGAAGAGCTTGACGAGTACATTAAGTGCCGTGAGTCAGTAGAGTACTTTGCTGAGAAGTACATTAAGGTCATTCATATCGATAAAGGCCTGGTTCCGTTTGAACCATATCCGTATCAGCGCAAGCTGTTTAAAGAGTTCACTGACAACCGATTTAATATTGTTCTTGCGTGTCGTCAGTCAGGTAAGTCTATCTCCACGTGTGCATATTTGTTGCACTATGCTATCTTCAACTCCGAGAAGTTTATTGCCATTCTGGCTAACAAAGCTGCAACAGCAAAAGAGATGCTTTCTCGTATTACATTGATGCTTGAGAACCTGCCATTCTGGTTACAGCCTGGGTGTAAGGTACTTAATAAAGGTAGCATTGAGTTCTCAAACAACAGTCGTATGGAGGCGCATGCAACGTCATCATCTTCTATTCGTGGTAAGTCTGTTAGCCTGCTCTACCTCGACGAGTTTGCATTCGTAGATAACGATACTGAGTTCTATACTTCAACATATCCAGTTATTTCATCTGGTAAGACTTCACGTGTAATCATTACGTCGACAGCCAACGGCATCGGCAATATGTTCTATAAGCTCTGGGAAGGCTCTGTACAAAAGACCAATGAGTTCGTAGGTTCTCGCGTTGATTGGTGGGATGTCCCTGGCCGTGATGAGAAGTGGAAAGAGCAGACAGTCGCTAACACGTCGCAAGAACAGTTCGAACAGGAATTCGGCAACTCCTTTGGTCGTGGTTCTGGCGCCACGCTGTTGACATCCGAATGTCTACTTGGCATGAGGGCAGTGCATCCAATAGAAACACGTGGCGATGTTAAGATATACGCACGTCCAGAAGAAAACCACAACTATGTTGGTGTGGTCGATACTTCAAGAGGCCGCGGGCAAGACTACTCAACAATGAGCATCATTGACACATCTACAATACCATTCAAGCAGGTTGCAGTGTATCGCAACAATACTATTTCGCCTCTTGTATTCCCGGATATGATATACAAGCTGGCAAAGCAATACAATGACGCATACCTCGTAGTCGAATCAAACGACCAAGGATCTATGGTATTTAGAGCGTTACGGTATGAGTACGAATATGAGAACCTGTTCGTATCTAAGATTCGCCAAGGCTCGTCACTTGGCCTTGAGATGACAAAGAAGACAAAGCGCATCGGCTGCTCAAACCTGAAAGATCTTATTGAAACCGGCCAATTGACCATTCAAGACGAAGAGACCTTGAAAGAGTTCTGCGTGTTTGAAAACCGTGGCAGTTCTTACGAAGCTTCGCCAGGCAACCATGATGACTTGGTCATGGGGTTTGTGATGTTTGGGTTCTTTGCTACGACTAACATGTTCTCGTACTATACTGACTACTCACTGCGTGAAATGATGCAAGCAGAGAAGGATAAACTGGTTCAAGAGTCGGTACCGTTCTTTGGTGGGTTCTCTGGTAGCCAACACGAGGACGATTCTGACGCAGTATATAAATATGAGGATGAGGACGGCAATAATATGAAGTTCGTCAAGGATGATATGTTCGGTATCGTGCTTGGAGAGTCAGAGTGGTAGAAAGTGGTGGACGTATAAATACTTGTGCTGTGACATAACTTGCTTTGATTTTCTTATTATACTTTTATTATGGATGCCATATCATCTAATCAATTCTGAGGAAAAAATAAATGCCTTTAAACCGCGTATCTCCTGGGGTAAACATTTCTGAGATCGATAACACGACTCGGGCCCCTGCCGTATCTACATCGATCGGCGCATACGTTGGTAACTTCCGCTTTGGTCCTGTTGATGAAGTGACAACTGTCTCTTCTGAGAACAACCTTCTTGAGCAATTCGGAACGCCAACTGCCGCTGTATCTGTAGACTTTCATGTTGCTGCTCAATTCTTGAGCTATAGCAACGACCTTAAAGTCGTTCGTGCAATCGATTCATCTGCAAATAACGCAAACAGTGGTGGCGACGCTTCTACTGTTGTTAAGAACAAAACAGATTATGACTCCCAAACCTTTGCCTTTGGCACAGAAGGTCAGTGGGTTGCTAAGTATCCTGGTCTTCTCGGAAACTCGTTGAAAGTTTCTGTGTTTGGCTTTAAGACTGACGCACCTACAACTAAGACTAACTTTGCAAGCTGGACATACTCTTCGCGCTTCAACGGTCCTGTCGGAACTTCGGCTTGGGCTTCTGCACGTAGCTCGTCTAACGATGAGATCCACGTTGCAATCATCGACGAAGATGGTTTGTTTAGCGGAACTCCAGGAACTGTCCTGGAAGTCTTCCCATACCTTTCACAAGCATCTGACGCTAAGACTGAAACCGGTGCTGCTAACTACTTCAAGACTGTTATCAATGAGCAGTCTCAGTACGTTTGGTTTGGTGCTGCTGACACGTCTAACATGGCAAACTCTGGTGCAGCTGCATCAACTGCAGTTGACTATGCCGTTACTCCTGCTGACGGTGTTGTTGAAGACTCGCTGACTGCTGGTGCTGACTCTGGCACTTTGGGTGCTGCTGAGCTTAACGCTGGTTACACTCTGTTCGGTGACTCTGCTACTACTGACATCTCAATCATGGTTGGTCCTAACCTTCCAACTGCGGAAAAAGTCACTGTTGCTAACCACCTTGTAGGTCTTGTTGAAGCACGTAAAGATTGCGTTGTCACTCTTTCACCTGCTGCTGGCGACGACACTGCAACCGAGATCGTTGACTTCTTTGACGACGTAACTGCATCAACCTACGCTGTCTGTGACTCAGGTCGTTTGACTGTCTTTGACCGTTTCAACGACGCTCTGATCGACATTCCAGCATCTGGTTCTATTGCAGGTCTGATGGCTGAGACTGACCGTGTTCGCGGTGCTTTCTTCTCGCCAGCTGGCTTCCGTCGTGGTCAAATCCGGAACGTTGTTAAGCTTGCTTACAACCCGGTTGAAGCTGATCGTGATGCTCTTTACAAAGCAGGCGTCAACCCAGTCGTTACTTTCCCAGGTGAAGGTACCGTTCTGTTTGGTGACAAGACTGGCACAAGCCGTCCATCTGCCTTTGATCGCATCAACGTACGTCGTTTGTTCATCCTTCTTGAGAAGAGCATCGGCATTGCAGCTCGCGACATGCTGTTTGAATTCAATAACGAATTCACCCGTTCGCAGTTCGTAAACATCGTTGAGCCTTTCCTGAGAACTATCCAGGGTCAACAAGGTATCACTAACTTTGCTGTAGTTTGTGACGAAACCAATAACACTGGTGACGTTGTAGACCGTAACGAGCTTGTTGCTGACATCTACATTCAGCCTGCACGTTCTGTCAACTACATTCAACTTAACTTCGTTGCTACGCGTACTGGCGCAAGCTTCGAAACCATCGTAAGCTAAGGGAATACTAAATGTCACTTAATATCAACAACTTCAAGTCACAGTTGGTAGATGGTGGAGCACGGGCTAACCTGTTCCGGATCATCCTCAACTTCCCGGCTTACGCAGATGGAAATGTTGAGAAAGCATCTTTCCTCTGCAATGCCGGTCGAATCCCAGGCGCACAGGTTGGTATCGTTGAGGTACCATTCCGTGGTCGTACTTTAAAGCTTCCGGGTGACCGTACCTTTGAAGATTGGACAGTCAGCATCTATAACGATGCCGAGTTCGATGTTCACAGTGCATTCGTTCGCTGGCAAGACGGCATGAACGGCTTCTCTACAAACACTGGCTTCACTAACCCTGAGACCATGTTTGCAGACATTCGCGTTCAGCAGCTGGACCGTCAAGAAAACGTTGTCAAGGAGTTCCTCATTGAGGACGCTTGGCCAACTACTCTCGGTGATATCGAGCTTAACTACGATCAGCAAACTGCTATCGAACAGTTCGATGTCACTTTTGCCTACCTTCAGTGGACTTCGGTCGACACCACAGGGCAGGTTTAATTAGTATATAAATAAGGGTGTAGGCAGCAGTCTGCACCCTTATTTTGCATTGGATATCGTAATATGGAAATGGATCCTCGTCATAACAAGCCCGCCAGCGATAGTGCTGATGACAACCAAGCCATGAAGGACAAAGAGTTCTTCGGGTTTGAGGTTAAGCCTGAAAATGACAAAGAAGATAACTCTGGCATCAAGTCCTTTATTGCCCCTGAGTCTGAGAATGAAGCTGCGACAACAGTTTACAATTCAGCAGGTGGCTTCTTTGGACAGAGCCTTGATACTCGTGGCGATAACTACGCTAACGAGCGCCAACTCATTGGCAAGTACCGTAACGCTGCTATGCAACCAGAAGTTGACGCAGCTATTCAAGATATCGTAAACGAAGCCATTGTGCATAACGATGAGCTCTTACCAGTATCTTTGAACCTTGACCTCACAGACCTTGATGATGACGTCAAAGAGAAGTTTAACAAAGAATTCTACAACATCATTGAGAAGCTCGACTTTCGTAAGTATGGGTCTGACGCATTCCGGCGGTGGTATATTGATGGCAAGTTGATCTATCATATCGTCATTGATATGAATAACCCAGGCCGTGGTATTCAGGACCTGCGGGCCATCAACCCATCACAAATACAAAAAGTCCGGGACGTTAAGAAAGAGCAAGATCGTCGTACCGGTATGGAGTTCGTCAAGTCTGTCGACGAGTACTACATCTATACTGATGAGGGCTTCCAGACTGGCAACTCTATGCAACAGGCTGGAGCATCTGGCTCTCAGGCGTCAGGCCTGAAGCTTGCCAAGGATAGTGTATGTTATGTCTCGTCTGGACTGACTGATGCGTCTAAGAGCATCTCGCTTTCTTATCTCCATAAGTCATTGCGCTGCATCAACCAGCTGCGGATGATGGAAGACTCACTTATCATTTACCGGTTGGCTCGTGCTCCTGAGCGTCGTATCTTCTCGATCGATGTTGGTGATATGCCTAAGAAGCAAGCGGAAGAGTACATCCACAACCTCATGTCGAAGTACAAGAATAAGATCACTTATGATGCTGAGACTGGTGAGATTAACTCTAACCGTCACCATCAGCACATGCTTGAGGACTTCTGGCTTCCTAAGACTGCTGACGGTAAAGGCACGTCAGTTGAGACACTGCCGGGTGGCCAAAACCTTGATGCTATTGCAGACATCGAGTACTT